TTGGGAAATCGGCGACAAAATCAAAAAGGTTAAGGTTTGGCTGGCAAACGATAGAACTAAAGTTATTGGAATTAAGATAATGCCAGATGGTCTATGGCCTATGGTTGACCGGGCTTTGTATCCGCATTCTCACGATTGGGACGGTACTTCAATCCCCGATCTAACCGAAGATAAACAAAGAGCCAGAGCCGTAGCACAGAACTTGGGGCTTAATGCTATGAAAGCGGATCTCTATCCGATGTATGTTTACGACTCGAATAAAATTACCAACCGCAAAGATTTGAAATTTGGATTTAATAAATTTATTCCGGTAGATAAAGCCGGAGAAAGTGTTGCCAATGCCTTATTGCCTCTTGTCAAATCAAGGCCGAATATGCAACTTCTGGACTTTATTTATAATTCGTTGGATATTTCGGCACAGAAGGCAACTGCAACCCCAGAAATCCAACAAGGTGCAATGTCAGAGGAAAAACGAACTCTTGGGGAGATTAACCTCATAGCTTCTAAAGTTGATACCAGATATTCTCTTGCGGCCAAAGTATTCAGTTGGAGCGAAAAGAGATTTTGGCGACAGTGGTACAGGCTTTATAAAGACAATTTTGAAAGCGATATTGACGAAAAAGTATTAAGGATAGTGGGAGCTTTCGGTGCGAAATGGCGACCACTTAGAAAAGACAATATAGTTGCCAGCATTGATCCGGATATATCAATTGAGAGTCAGGTTGTAAGCAGAGCCAAACAACTTGAAGAAAGACAAACACTAACCGCTTATTTCGGATTGGCCTTGCAAGAGCCGACCTCTAACCGCCGGTGGGGACTTAAAAAACTTGCACATCTTAACGGACTTGAAAAAGATGAGGTTGACAGACTGTTTCCTGCAACGATAGACGAACGCATAGCCGAAGATGAAAATGAGGTATTGAATGACGATGAGATAGTTCCGGTTTTACCAGATGATGACCACAATGTTCATTTGGAAATTCACTCAAAGGCAAACTTAACAAGGGCAACTTATTCCCACATAGAAACCCATAAACAGGCACTTACAATGAAGATGACTATGCCGGAATTATTTGCACCAAATACCCAGACAACCGATTTTCAACCACCGGGAACTACTGGTATATTACCTATGCCGGAAAGACAACAACCAGGAATAATGCCGAGTCAGACATCTAATCAACCAACATAATAATATGGCTATTATAGATCCAAACAAACCAAGACCAGAACCAAGAGGAGTAAATATCCCGTCTTTACCCAATGAGACTTTCGAGGATTGGTATGCAAGAATAAAGGGGGTAGAAAATCCTGTTGATATTACATTGGCACAGAAGATGTGGGCATTTCGGACAAATCAAGATATGTCTAGACAGAGAAGACCTAGTCCTAGCGGACAACCAGCCCCTAGACCAATTCCCGTGTTTCCCAAAACTCCCACCACTGGCGGAGCATTACCAATAGACGCAACGAAGTGGCAAGGGATGAGTCCATATCAACAGGCAAATTATGTTTTTAATCCTAATACAGGAATGTATGATTTTGTTGGAAAATACTTGCAAACGTCCCCCCAACAACCCAGCTTTAGACAAATAGCTCCTAATCTTGGAGAGGTAACTATTTCTCCTCAACCCTTACCACAAACAACCCAGCAACCCGTACAGCGGGGGGTAAATCCGATTTACTCTAAAATTAAATCTCTTTATGAACCATTACCACAAATAGAACAAACAGCAATGAGAAGGATATTTAGGATACTTCCATTGAAAAGGCGTACAAGTTTTTAATTATGAAAAACGAATTATTTGATACAGAAGAAAAGGTCGCACAGGCTATTGCGGCTTTTAGAAGTCTTTTGACGCATCCTGGCTGGAAACTTTTGGAGCAATTGTTGGATGAAGATATAGAAAATTTGAGGAATGACCTGGAAACAATAAAGGACGAAACTGAAACCAAAGAGGATATTGATTTAGCCAGATACAAATTATCTTTCAGTAAGGAACATAGAAACAAACCAGCAGATATGATTAAAAAACTAGAAACTCCGGAGGGCATTGCGCCAAATCCAGATCCATATCCAACCGCAGATTCGTTAAAAGAGGAAAGAAACAAAGCTACTTGACAAGTGTGTTTACGGTAGCTTATCATTAACTAACGGAAAAACCGAAATATGGCAGACCCAGAAAACAACTCCCCAGAAGAATTAGTCCTCGATGAAGTGGTCGAAGTTGCCCCAGAGGAATTATCAGGCGAACAAAAGACTTTTCTCCAAGAAAATGCCGATAATCTGACAGACGAGCAGAAAGAAACATACAAGGAAGTTCTTGAGGAAAAAGAAGAAACGCCCTTGAGTCTGGATGAAATAGAACCGGAAACCAGAGGCGGAAAACCAGCCCCCAAGAAAAAAGAGGAAAAACCCGAAGGAGAAGAAATAGACGAGGAAGATGAGATTGCCCCAGAAGATAAGGAGACGATTGGAAAAGTTGTCAAGAAAGAATTAGAACCGATAAATGAAGCCCTTAAACAAGTCCAGGGTATTAAAGATCAGACAGAAGTTGATGCTTTTATAAGAGTTAAACCCGAATACAGCAAATATCGAGACGTAGTGCTTAAATATATGGCTCATCCGTCTTATGCCAATATCCCCGTTCACAATATCGCTGCAATAGTAGCCGCTAAAGATTTACAAAAAATGGGTGCGGATAAAGAAAGGGAAGCGGCAAAGAGGGCTAAAGAAACTGCCAGTGGCGGACAAACTCAAAGGAAAGTAACTGGCGGAAAGGTTGACTGGAAAACTGCGCCAAAAGAAGATTTTGAGGCTCAAAAAGCCAGAGTTTTAGGACAAGGTTGACAAGGGTAATTAAAGCATTCATAATTAAATTATGGAAAAACCAAAGAGCGATAAACCAAAAATAAAAGTAGAGAAAATAGGAACTTCTAAGTCTGGTGGTGTGGAAACCCCGAAAGAGACATTAAAGAAAGAACCCGAAGGGAACAGGCCAGAATCTCCATTAGAGGAACTCCAAAAGGAAGCAATTTCTCTTGGTATGCCCAAAGAAGATGCGGAAAAATTTGAGAGCGAGGGGTTACTGCAAGCAACAATTAACACCCTGAAGGCTGTAAAAGCTGATACCAAAGTTTCTCTTGAGGAAAAACCTAATCCCAAAGAGGAAAGGGACACCGAACGACATTGGCAGAGCAAGGCTGATAGGCAAAAGGCTTATTTTGACAGCTTGCCCAAAGTGAGAATTTTAATTCCTTGTGAGGGAGAAGAAAAGCCTGGTCAGATCGAAGAAGTGTTGGATGATAGAGGTAATAAAGTGCTTAAAATTTCCGGTGCGGTTTGGAGTAAAACTTTCAACGGATACAAAGTTATTGTTCCAAAGGGAGTTTATACCGAAATTTCAGAAGCAGTTGCCGACAATATCGCTGAAGAATTTAATCAAGTCCAGAAGTCTAATGCCCGGTTTAGTATTGACCGTATAGATCCAAAAACTAACCGCCCCGTGGCAGAGCAACTCTAAATGAGAGATAAAAAAGGTAGGTATAATTTATTGAGATTAAGAGAAACAGAAATAAACAATGGAGAGTTTGAGGCTAAATTACCCTATTGACAAAGGGTAGATGATTGTTAGATAATAATTACAGTTAACGCAACGGAAAAACCGAGCGCACCGAAAGGGCGCTCTTTTTTGTTGGATAACTAAACTAAAATGGCTGCTACCACACGCACACAAATTCCAATAGAGGTCAATAACTTCTATGACAGAGACTTGCTCGAAAGAGCGCTTCCTGCGTTGATTCACAACCGCTACGCCCAAGTTAGAGATATTCCCAAGAACTCTGGTACAAATGTTATTAAATTCCGAAGATATGGTAGTTTAACAGCCACAACCACAGCCCTTTCAGAAGGGGTTACTCCTTCCGGTAGTCAACTTTCAGTTACGGATGTAACCGCAACAGTTCTTCAATATGGTGATTATGTAACCTTGACTGACAAGGTTTTAATGGAAACCTATGATCCAATTTTGACCGAAACGGCCGACATTCTTGGAGAACAGGCAGGAGATTCCCTTGATCAGCTTTGTAGGAATGTTCAGGTTGCTGGCGCTTCTGCACAATATGCTTCTACCGCAACAACGGTAGCAACGGTTGACGCAGCAATGAAATTGGATAGGGCAGAAGTTAAAGAAGCAGTCAGGACTCTTGCGGGGAATAATGCCAAGCCAGTTACCTCAATGATCAATCCTTCAACTGGTTACAACACCACTCCTATTAACAGAGCCTTTATTGGAATTGTTCATCCTAACACGGTTTATGATTTGGATGATGCGACAGGCTGGATTCCAGTTGAGAAATACGC